AAATGTTGGAGTAGCTATGACGCAGATAGAACAAGTGGCCGACAGACTGGCCGCATATGTAAATGGATTAGTCAAGAACCCGGAAAGCCTTATTGTTGATTTATCCGATTTATGGGCGTGGACTACAAATAATAGCTCGTATTCCTGGTATTCATTACCTGACGATGTTGCCTATAAATCATTACCTGCGTGGCGAGGTAAGTTCGGAAAAGATACGGTTTGTTTTGCCTGTCCTGGGATGGCTCTATTTATTGAATGGATATACCCGAAAATAAATAATGCAGAGCAACGAGATTATTATAAAGGCTTGTTTTACAAAGGATATATTGAGGGACTAAATGACTTTGAACATCAGTATAATATGCGTTGTGGCGATGATTTGGCTCCAATATTAGAGAATAAAAGATGCGTATTGTTTGGTTACTATTCGGAAATTAGAGCCAAATATAAAAACTGCAAGGGCTTTTCTGCGGATGTAATAGAGAAAATGGGATATAATTCTGCCTTGATGTTGTCGGCAGCTTATAAATTGAGATTAATGGATAAGGCATTGACAGCTATTGGGGCTTCGCAGACTATAGTGACAGCACCTACGGGAGTTCAAAAACCTGCGCATTTCTCCGTTAATAAGTCCTATGGAGAAATACAGCATGTATTGACAGCCTTGCAAGAGCGGGGGTTTGTTTCTTATGGCACGACTATTGAAACGTTCTATTATCGAATGACCGGTGACGATATGCCGACGAGCAATAAAATAGAATGGGTAAAGAAGGGAAAGAAACGGAAAAAAGATATAAGTAAAAGCAGCCTTGTTTATTTTCTTAAAACATTTGCAAATTATAATGTAGACCAAACTTTGGATTGCAGAAATAGGATTGATGAAATATTTGGCATTTCATTACCTACTTCAACAATCACTCGAATTTCGAATTGTGAGTATAAAACGGAAATAGACGATATAGTCTCCATTCGCAGGGAGATCGTCGAAATTTAGGCATTCCAGAACGCAAATACGCTCGATAAAAGACAAAGAGAGCCGGAATAATTCCCGGCTCTCGTCATTTCGTCGTTATTCGGTGGCGTGCATCATCACACGCAGCGTGCCCCGTCATTCCTTTACTGCTACTGTCATTTTGCCTATGGACTGGATGATCTTGGCAGCTTCGGGATCGAGGACCACGGAAATAGGCTGTGTTGCGGCCGTTATCGCCTTGCCGTTGGTGGTCACATCCTGGCGGTCGGCAAGATGCAGAACACGGGCAACGATTCCCGAATCGTACTGTCCACATAATGCGCCCTCCAACTGGTCTGCCTCGATAGCCACTCGCACGTGCGTAAGGAGGTCGCAAAACTCATCTTCGTATCGGCGGAATGTGTCTTTGCTGATCTTTGCAAATTGGCAGAATCCCACTAATGTCAGGGGACGCTGTGTTGGAACCGCAATTATTTCCCCTGCTGAAACCTTGTTGATGTAAACCGGATTCGCTTTCACCCATTCGACATACTCTTCGAACTTGGCGTCAAGAGCTTCGGGGGTATATGCACGAGGGCGGCCCACTTTCTTATTAAGGGTATTCATGTTATTATTCGTATTTTTTTCGACCTAATTTTCCGAGGTTGTTTTGAACCTTGACCCGCTTCTGCCCCTTGTTGATGTCAACCACCGAAACAATGGGCGCCGGCATATTCATCAGGGCCCGTTCCATCATGCGCTCCATCCCCTTCATTCCGTCGTTGCGCTGGGGAAGATTCGATACCTGGATGGCGTTTCCGCCGCTTGCCACGTTCATGGCCGAGAGCATCGCACCCCAGTCGTTGACAGCCTGGGCCGTCATCACGGCCTCGCCGTTGGATAACATTGCGGGGATGCTGTCCGAAGTTCCGGTACCCGGGCCCGTGACAAGGCCGCCGGAGGCGTATCGGTATTTACTTCTTTCTTCTTCTGCGGAACTGTTGAGCGATTTAATTTGCGTTATTATGGTCGTAATGGTCGAAATTGCAGCCACCGCCCCGGCAATACCATCCCAAACGGTAGCGGAAGATGAAAATGCTTTGTGTAACGCCGTTCCCATCGCAGCGGCCGATTCGGCGATTGCCAACATTGCGACAACCCCCGCATCTGCCCCGGCGGCTTCGGCAAGTTCTTCCAACGCACCGACCATCTGTTGTGCGCTTTGAATAGACATCTGCGTTTCTTTTTCTTGCAACTTAATGCCTTGCAGTTGTATGTCGTTGACCTGCTGTTTGGCTTCTGCAACGGCCTTTTGTGCGTCAAGTTCAGCATTACGCCATTCCAAAACACCGCCATAGAGAGCCGTATATGTTTCCTCACTCATTGATTGTATTTCGGAAAGTTTATTTTGTGCAGCATCCATTTGTTGCTGCGCAATATCCATTTTGGCGGCATTTTTCTCAATATCCTTGTTCGGATCAGATGTGTGTAGAATGTCATAATTAGGTAACTGTGCTTCTTTTTGGCGGATAGTCTGCAATTTATTTTGTGCATTAAACCGCATTTTGATTCTGTTCTCCGCATTGCGGGCTTCTTCCTCGAACTCCTTATCGCTCCAACGCTGGCGTATTTCGGATTCCTCCTTATACCTGCGTTCCTCCATATTCAGAATCAGCTGGTTTATAGCTTCCCGGGATTCCGCAGTCAGCGTTTTGTCGTATTTGAGTTTGTTTTCCAACTCCTGACATTCCCACGAAAAGCGAAGCCGGGAAAGTTCCAGGTCTTTTTCAAGGCTCGCTTGTCTGAGTTCAAGAATGGATTTTGATAATTGCTTCTCTAAATCGAGCTGTGTCTTGGCGGCTTGCTGGCGTGCTTTCAACTCTTTTTCAGTTATCGCAGTGATTTTCTCACCATTATCTTCTGTCTGTGCCGCTAAACCTTCTTGTTCTTTTTTGAGTTTCTGCACATTGTCGAGAGCTTCATTTCCAGCAGCGATAAATGCCTTATACATCGTTTCGGTAATATCAAATTCGGATTTACCAAAAAGACCTCCGCTTCCGGCATAGCGTTTCCGGGCCTCTTCATATTGATCACCCCAATACTTCAA